CGCGTCTGGAACCAGTTGGTCAGCGCGAGCACGTCGTCGTCCTCGAGCAGGCGTGGGTAGCCCCTCTCGTTCGTGTCGGGGAGGGCGCGCGCCATCATGACGGAGCGCTGGAACTCGTCGTAGTAGAACACCCCGTTCACCTCCGGCGCGTTGTCCAGCGCCAGCGCGACGTTGGAGAACGTGGCGAACGGCCCGCCCGCGTTGCCCTCGTAGAGGTCGACGAAGTTGCGCTCGAACTCCACGAGCTCCGTGGCGAGGAGCTGGCGCAGCGCGGCGGCGCCCGACGCCTTCAGGAAGTCGTCGAGGCCCATCTTCTGGCCCGCGACGCTCGGGAGGTCGAGGGCGAGGACCGTCGCGCCTCGCGCGATGAGCTGGTTGGCGAGCCTCTGGCGGGCGCGGTAGGCGTTGACCCTCGTGTCGGGCGAGATGTCGCTGTCGTATATTATGGTGACCTTACGCTCGCGCCAGACGATCGCGTCGAGCTCGGGGAGGAAGGACATGCCCTGCGAGCGGGACTGGAAGGACTCTATCCCTCCTAGCCCGATCGTGTTGAACCCGTACTTCGTGCCCGCCGCGGCCTTCAGCTCGCCCTCCGTAATGTAGAGATCCGCCGCCGGGTCCTCGAGCACGTGACGCCAGTCGATCAGCGTCGGGAAGTAGGCGTAGACGCTCGAGCCTTTAGGCTGCGTGTACTTAGGGAACTTCTGGGGCCGCGGGACGGGGTACTTAAGGCAGCGGTAACGCGAGAACGTCCACGGGTCGTCGTCGGGCCAGGGGTTCGTGTAGGGTATCTCGAGGGCCGGGAGCGGGATCCTCCAGACCCTGCGGCGGGCAGCCTCCGCCGCGTCGATAGGTCGGAGACCCAGGCGCTCCGCGTCCGCGTGCGTGAGTCCCGACTCGGCCAGCCTGGCGGAGTAGAGTTCCTGGAGCTCGGTCTTCAACGCCGCGCTCACGTCGTCGTTTCCATCGTCTACGCCTTTCACCCGTTCGACGCGGCCAGCTACCGCCTCGCGCGCCGCTCTCAGCTACGAAGCGACGGCTCCCCACCCGACGCGAGGCACTCACGGAGCTGATCCCGGAGCGGCGAAGCAGCGCGTGTAGGCGCTGAGCCCGCGCGTCGGGCGGGGACACGAAACGTAACCTAGAACGATCGCGACGTAAACAGGCGTCAGAGTGCAGATAAACGTCTGCACTATCTGCACTTGAAAAATGTTATTAAAATCAACGTTTTAGGCCGATATAGTGCAGATAGTGCAGATAAAAGTGCACTTTCCTGATAGCTCCCCTAGGTATATAAAAACTTTTTTGATTACCCTGTACCTCTCTTTTTCGAACGTATCTGCACTCATCTGCACTATCAGTCTAACTTATTGATTTATAACAGAAACTGTAGTGCAGATACGAGTGCAGATGAGTGCAGATGAGTGCAGATAACGGTTTTCCTGTATACCACCCGCCCGCAGGCGTATTAAGGTGCGCCCGCCAGGAGGCTTGCCGGCGCTCGCCGGCGCCCTACGGAGTAGGCTTCGGCCGAGGACGTCGGGCGCTTTAGGACGACGGTGTCGCGCTTAACTAACGCGTGGAGATCGCGTGTTTCTACCTGCCGTCGTCTCTGAGGACCGAGAACCACGCTGGTTTATAGCGCGCTACATTCTTGACCTTGAGCCCGCGCTTATGCGTGTTTTGAACTACGTCGGCCAAGAACATTGCGTGCTGCTGTTTGATAAACGCGTAAAGAAAAAGATAACAACGCGGCACTGGTTTCCGGGCTACATTTTTCTACGGTTTGACGCACTCCGCGATCGCTGGCAGCAGATGCTCCGCGCCCCGGGCGTGATCGAGATCCTCGGGCTCCCGTCCGCGATACCGGACGACGACATGAACGACCTCGTGGCCCGGTGCCCGCGTCAGCTCGCACGCAACACGGAATTAACGGTCATCCCGGCCGGGAGCGAGGTCGAGATCCTTAACGGAACGCTCGAGGGACATCGCGGCATCGTGTCCGACTCCTACAAACGCACGGTCCACGTGGAGCTCATGATGTTTGGTCGTCCTACGCGCGCCGAGCTCCTGACTCGGGACGTCAGGATAATAGGGTAGCGCCGTGGCAGACATACCACCGAAGCGTCGGCGGCGTGACCCGAACGAGCCGCCCAATCCTCGCGGCAGCAAGCCCGGCCAGAAGAAAAGAAAGCCGAACCCTCTGCCCCCCGTCAAGCTGAACAAGATCGGTCGTAAGTCGGTCTACGATCCCAGCTACCCGGAGCTCGTGGAACGCCTCGCCCTCCTCGGACAGACGGAAGAGGAGACCGCGCGGACCCTCGGCATCGACTACTCCACGTTCAAGGTCTGGATGGATAAGTACCCGGCCTTAAAAACTGCTCGCGCAAATGGCGGAGAGCTGGCCGACGCGGAGATCGCCAAGGCCCTCGCGCATCGCGCCCGGGGCTACACGCACAAGGCGGTGAAGATCTTCCTCCCGCCCGGCGCGACGAGGGCCGAGGACGCGGTCATAGTAGAGTACGACCAGCACTACCCGCCGAGCGAGAACGCCGCCAATCTCTGGCTCACGAACCGCGCCAGTGCAAAGTGGAAGAACCGCGTCGACTCCCAGTCCGACGCGACCGTCACGGTGAAGGTGATCGGCGGGCTGCCCGACGACTAAAGCTGGCCGCGAAGCCACTCGACGAAGTCGTAGGGGTCGATGTTAGCGGCTTTTAAAGCAGACGAGATCTTCACGTCGCGTTCGGTAACGACCTCGCGCGCCCGCCGATCGATCTCATCCAGCGCCCTGTCCACCCCCTCCCTGTGCGCTTTTGCCGCGTCGCGGCACGTCTGACAGAAGTAATACGGGCCTTTACGCCCGTGCGCCTCGGTCAGCTTTGTCCCGTGCGCAAAGCACGTCCCGGGATACCTACTCATTTCAAGCCCCGCTTCAGCGCCGCCTCGCCTTCCGCGATGAGCGGAAGGTAGACGCGCGGGCTGTCGGTGAAGCTGATGCTCGACGATGCCGTGGCCCCGATGCGCAGCGCGCCGGACTCGCCTATATAATAGAACAGCCCCTTGTCGAACGGGTGCGTGTAGACGACGAAGCGCCGGGTCGGCGCCTCCACGCGCCTCGCGCCCCGCGCTTCGAGGGCGGCGATCAGTTTCTGCCTACGGGTTGCCATAGAGGTGCCCCGGGAAAAGCGTTGCGTGGACGAGCGACGCGTGGGCCTCTTTCGCCCCGCTGTCGTGGTAAGCGCGCCACCACTCAGGCGTCGGATCGACGCGCGCGACGGGCGGCGCCCCGATCAGAAGCATGTGGCTCGCGAACTCGCGCCCCGTCTCGTAATGCTGTTGCATATGTGAAGGCCACGTCTCATATTCCTTACGATACGGCAGCCCCGCGCATCGGTCGTTGTAGCCCCACACGGTGGCGCGTCTGAGCGTCTTGACCTTTCTCACTTTCGTCGGTGCGTTGCGCATCTGCCCTCTCCTCGTTGACGCGCCCGTTCTACCATCGACCGATGGGGTTGTAAACAGATAATTTCATGCCCGAGCACGTCGTCACGCTCCCCACGCTCTACCCTGCCCAGGTCGACGCGTTCAACCTGTACCGGAGGACACGGCGCCTCGCCGTCAGGTGCGGCCGCCGCTGGGGTAAGACGGACTTCGCGAAGACCCTCGCGGGCGACGCGATGGTCAAGGGCCGCAGCGTCGGGATCTTCACGCCCGACTACAAAATCCAGGCGGAGGCGTTCAACGAGCTGGTCACGATGATCGAGCCGATCAAAGCGTCGAGCTCGAAGGTCGAAGGCGTGATCCGCACGATCACGGGCGGCCGCACGGACTTCTGGACGCTCGAAAACGAGCGCGCGGGCCGCTCGCGTAAATACCACCTCGCAATCATCGACGAGGCCGCGTTCGGGAAGGACAACGTCACCGACATCTTCGAGAAGTCGATCGCCCCTACGCTCCTGGACTACCAGGGAAAGTGCGTCGCGCTGTCGAACGCCAACGGAATCTCGCCGAACAACTTTTTTTACAAGATTTGCACGGAGCCAAAGTACGGCTTCATCGAGTACCATGGCCCCACGAGCCAGAACCCCTTCATCCCGATGCGGATGCCCGGTGAAGCCGAAGCCGATTGGCGCGCCCGCCGCGAGGCGGAGTTCGACAAAATTAAGGCGAGCAACCACCCGCTCGTCTATCAGCAGGAATACCTCGCAGAGTTCGTGGACTGGTCTGGCGTCGCGTTCTTTGCGCGTGACTCACTCCTCGTCGACGGAAAGCCGGCCTACACGCCTACGTTTTGCGACGCGGTCTACGCAGTCATCGACACGGGCGTGAAGACGGGCAAGGAGAACGACGGAACGGCCGTCGGCTACTTCTCGACGTCGAAGCACGTAGGCCATCCGATCACGGTGCTCGACTGGGATTACGTCCAGATCGAAGGCTCGCTCCTCGAGGCCTGGCTGCCTGAGGTGTTCCGTCGGCTCGAGGATCTGGCGCGCCAGACTAAGGCCCAGGTGGGGAGCGTCGGCGTCTTCATCGAGGACCAGAACGCGGGGACGATCCTCATCCAGCAGGGACGGCGGCGCGGTTGGAACACGCACGCGATCGACTCACGGCTCTGCGCGATGGGAAAAGACGAGCGCGCGATCAGCGTCTCGGGCTACGTCTACCGCGGCGAGGTCAAGATGACTGAGCACGCCTACGAGAAGGTCACCGTGTTCAAGGGGGCGAGCCGCAACCACATGATGCAGCAGATCGTCGGCTACCGCGTGGGCGTGAAGGACGGGGGTCTGCCCCACGACGACCTCTTGGATGTATTCTGCTATGGGGTCGCCATCGGGCTCGGCGACTGGCAGGGGTTCTGAGTGGCCTACGTATCCGTCACGGGCTCGGGGCTCGGCAACGCGCTCCAGGAGATCATGGGCTGCGACGGCATCGTCCCCGGCGACGCGGTCTCCTACGGCCAGTGTAAGACCATCTACGCCTACCACCCGCTCGGCGCGAAGCTCGCGGAGAAGCCCGTCGAGATGGCGCAGTCCCAGGAGCGCAAGGTCGAGGTCAACGCGGCGGGCGGAAAGCAGGCGGTGACCGCCTTCCTCGAGGAGTGGTCGGCGCTCGACGCGGACGGGATCATCAGCCAGGTCGCGATCACGAGCCGGATCTACGGCATCGCCAGCGTCGCGGTCCTCGTCAAGGACCAGGACCCCGCGGAGCCCCTCGACGTCCTCAACCTCGCGGGCAAGGAGCTCGCGTTCAACGTGTTCGACCCGCTGAACACGTCGGGCTCGCTTGTCGTCAGCCAGGAGCCGAACTCGCCCACCTTTCTCAAGCCGCGCGGGGACATCGCGGTGCAGGGCCAGCGCTATCACTCCACGCGCTGCGTCACGAAGATGAACGAGAGGCCCGTCTACATCGAGTATACCACCAGCGCCTACGGCTACGTCGGCCGCTCGGTCTACCAGCGCACGCTCTACCCGCTGAAGAGCTTCCTCAACACGATGGTCGCCGACGACATGGTCGCCCGCAAGGCGGGGATCATCGTCGCGAAGCAGCAGCCCGCGGGGTCGATCGTCGACCGCTTCCAGCAGGCGATGAGTGGCGTTAAGCGCAACGTCGTCAAGGAGGCCGAGAACGACAACGTCATCTCGATCGGCCCCGACGAGGACGTGTCCGCGATCAGCCTTCAGAACGTGCACCAGGCGCTCGGCGAGGCGCGGCGCGACATACTGAACAACATCGCGTCTGGCGCGGGCATGCCCGCGAAGCTCGTGAACGAGGAGACGTTCGCCCAGGGCTTCGGCGAGGGCAGCGAAGACAGCCGCCACGTCGCCCAGTACATCGATCAGTACCGCCGCGAGCTCGCGCCGCTGTACCGGTTCTTCGACACGATCGCCCAGGTCCGCGCGTGGACGCCTGAGTTCGTCGAGGCTCTGAAGGCGGAGAACGCGGACGACGAGGCGTTCCAGGCCGCGAGCTACGAGGAGGTGTTCCTCGCCCTCCGCAGGGGGTTCAAGGCCACATGGCCGAGCCTGATCGAGGAGCCGGAGCAGACGGAGTTCGAGCTCGAGCAGCTCCGCCTCGAGGCCGTTGCGGAGCTCCTGCAGGTGCTCATCCCCGCGCTGGACCCGCTGAACCGCGCGGCGCTGATCGAGTGGGTGCAGGACAACCTGAACGCGTTCGAGCGCCTCTTCGCCACGCCCCTCAACCTCGACCTCGCGGCGCTCGCGGCCTACGACCCGATGGCCCAGGCCGCAGAGATGCAAGGGGGTGAACCAGCGGGTGAAGAGCCACCCGCTGGACGTGCGGACTCCCTGCGCCAGGCCTACGCGACCGCGGACGGCGTAATCAGACGTTTACAGCTGACGCGGCCCGGCGTAAGGTCCTCCGCGAAGGAGAAGAGACATGCCTGACATGGACGCAGTAGCCGACGCCGTCGAGCGCGTGGCCGCTCGGGTCGACGCGCTCGTCGCGCGGCGCGATGCTGATACTGGCGGTGGACCCGGTAGAAAAATTCACGAAGGTCATAGCCAAGCGATTGCAGGCGGATTTAATCACGTCGACGCGTATGGCGTTGATCGGCGCGAAGAACAGCACGTTTATGATCACCCGCAAGGTCATCGTCTTGAGATGAATAATATGCGGGGAAAAGGAAAACTGATGGGTTTTCGCCTAGAGCCAAAAGGTAAAGAGGAAATTTGGGGCGACAACCGGCACGAGCTTACTAGCGCTATTGCGAAGCACATAAAGCACGGTCTCACGTGAAGCTCCAGGCCGCCGCGGACGCGGTCGCGCGCGTGGTCGCCCGGGTCGACGCGCTAAGCCATTCGCGGGAAGAGCGTAAGTTCTCGGAGTACGGCCCGCTCGCCGAGCCCGCGCAGCGAGCGCACAAGGTCATCCGTGAGAACGGCGGCCGCGGCGCGGCGGAAGACCACTTCGAGGCGACGCTGGCGGCCATCCGTCACCCCGAAGCGAAGACCAGGATCCACACGCTTAAAGCGCTGCCCCACGCGGACGAGAAGAGTGGGCGTGACCCGCGACACGCCGCGAACGAATTTATGCGCCACGCGCAGAGTTACTTCAAGCACGACGCCGAGGCCGTCGAGGACGACGCCGACGACACGGCCACGGTCCGTCGGAAGCAGGACGAGCAGCACGCCGCCCTCGCGCGGCACGGCTGGCGAGGCCCGAGGCGCATGACCTACGTGCACGACGACCACGACGGCCACGCCGTCAGGCTGAACACCGCCCACGGCGCCCCGTGGGAACATCGCGACGGATCCAGGCGCGTGGCCCAGGGCCTCGGCGCGGCGAGCCTCGCCTGGCACCTGAGGGGGTTTCATGGGGATCGATAGGAAGCGCATGCTCGAGGTGGCCGACGGCGTGGAGCGCGTTGCCTCGCGCGTCGACGCGGTGCTCGCGCGGAGGGACGC